GATGATGAGCTTGGAGAGCTCTGAGTTGGCGCGATTGATGCGCTGGTCGTAGACGTTGAAGGCGTCGCCCTTGCCGGACTCGACGAACTGAATCTCGGTGTCGCCGGAGGTGATCATGGAGAGGGCCGAGCCGGCGTCCTGCATCATGTTTTGGAGGCGCTGCCACTCCTTGGGGTCGCGCGTCTGGGTCTTGGCCACACGCATGGGCATGCCGAAGATTTCGGCGAAGGCGTCCCAGAATGAGAGGGCGTTCTTCTTGGGGATGGTGGCCTGTGCAGCCTTCAGGTAGAGTCCGAGGTCGTCGGGACGGCCGACTTCGATGAGCGAAGCGGCGTAGGGGGGCTCGCGGTAAGGAATACCGGAGCGCCAGTCGTCGCCGACGTTGACGACGCAGCGGCCGTACTCGGGGATGACGTGCTTGCGCGGTACCAGTCGCACCTCGCTGAAGGTGAGGCAGCCGTCGCCGTCGGTGGCAAGGGGGCCCAGCTCGATGAGTGAGTGGCCCCAGTAGTTGGCGTCGAGGATGTGGTCCACCAGGCGGTCGAACCACTCCTGCTCGAAGAAGTGGAGGGCGTCGGCGTCCTCTTCGCCGTTAGCGTTGACGAACTTGAAGGAGCGTGACAGCACGAAGCCGGAGCGCTGCTGGATACAGCCGGAGAGGTGCATGTCGGCCGAGACGTCGGTGTAGATGTCGTAGAGTCGGCGGCGGTTGGGCGAGTCGACGTTGATGGCCATCTGCCAGGCGGCACGCCAGTCGGCAATATCCTTGCGGGTGAGGGCGTCGGTGGTCAAGGCCAAGGAGGTGATGATAGAGCGCGCCTCGGACTTGGAACCGGGACGCGCCAGAAGCAGGTCGCCATAGGCGGTGGAAAGGTGGCGGTCGGCGGGAGCCGCAGGGGCCACACGGAAGCGTTTGTGTTTCGACATAATCGCGATGAATTAAGAGTTACCAATTGTGACGCAGGCGAGGCTGCGCGATGAAGACGGAGCCCAGCGGGGAATCGCCGGACTCGGACTCGACCGTGGGGAGGCCCGGGTCGATGCGGCCGGCCTGCACACCTTCGAGCCAACGGACTGCGCGCTCGTAGCGCTCGCGGCGGACCTCGGAGCCCATCTTCTGCGGCTGTGAAGCCGAGAGGTGGTAGAGAGCAGCGTCGACGACAATCATCACCAGGAAGCGGTTGCGGTCGGTGCCGGTAGCGGAGAAGATACGGTCCACGTCGTAGACGGGACGGAGATAGCCGGAGACCTCCTCGATGGCCTCTGAGACGGCGGACTCCTGCAGGGCAGTGTCCGACTGCGAGAAAGCACGGAAGGCGGTCTCGCCAATGACGACGCGGAAGTCGTCAGGAGTAATGAAGTCCATAGAATTTACCAGGAATTACGTGGCGACCTTCGCGGGAGGGTCACCGGTTGAAACTGTTCTTGACGCGAGCCACGCTGGAGGAACCAGATGGCACCCTCGTCGGCATCGGGCGCATCGTCGTGGACACGGGAGCCGCGTTCGAGGGCGAGGGTCTGGTCGATGCCGACCTGCATATCGGGCGAGTCCTTCAGTGCCTCGTTGTAGAAGACGAAGCCACGCTCCCAGAGGGGCGAGACGGCCTCGATACGCTGAATCTTGTCGGGCTTCTTGCGGGTGTCCGGCATGATGGGCAGTTGGTAGCCTCGCAGGTTGCCCTCGGCGGTGAACTCGTCGAGAATGATGTCCTGCATGAAGTTGGCCTCCATGAAGAAGGAGACGGCGACGCCTTCGGGGATAGACTCGTAGAGGTTGTAGAGCCAACGGACCATTCCGGAGACGGTGTCCTGACGGACGTAGCAGTCGATCAGATGCAGCTCGTGACCGATGCGCCCCCAGAGGCGGGAGGCCTTGTAGTCGTTGGCGGTGGTGGACTTGAAGGAGGGGTCGGTGTAGCAGACGAGCTGCTCGTAGCGACGCAGGGGAAGGACCTTCTTGAAGCGTATCCAGTCGTGGCGGAAGATGGTTCCGTCGGTGATAGGGTTGTGCATCATCTCCTTCTCCCAGGCGCGATAGCCCACGAAGTCGCGATAGGCGCGCGCTTCTTCGGCGGTCCACTTCTCGCGCCAGACGGGGTTGCCATTGGCGTCGACGGCCTTGATTTCGGAGACGTGCACAGCGGGGATGGCGGCGATGCGCGCCAGGACGGAGCACTTCGAGATAAGGTTGCCGACCATGATGAAGCGACCGCGGCCCACATCGAGGGCGCCGAAGAGGGCCTCCTTGACCCAGTCGGTGAGTTCGGAGACGCGCTTCTCGTTGCGGCAGAGTTCGTCGTCGTCGAGGTCGTCGATGACGATGTAGTCCGGACGAGCTTCACGCTCGCGCAGACCACGCGGCGACTGGCCACGACCGCAGGCGAGGAACTTGACGCCGGAGGCGGTCTTGAACTCGCCGACGGACCAGGAGCCGGCGTTCTTCTGCTCGCCGAAGTCGGCGGAGAGGCGCTTGTTGTACTCCAGTTCGGCCTGTATGTCGCCGAGGAGTCGCTGGGCGCTGTCTTCACTCTTGCCGACGACGACCATAAAGTTGATGAGCCGCTGGGGCTGGAACATGAGCCACAGGGGGAGGAAGATGTCGAAGTGGGTCGACTTGGCGTGGCCGCGGGGCCACTTGAAGACGGCCTTGAGATTGGGCGTGTCACGCACGAGGCGGGCGGCTGCGTTGTGGAAGGGGGCGTTGTGGATAATGCGCACGGCCTGGCCCGTGGTCTTGTCGCGCAGGGTCAGGAAGTGCGGGAAGTAGTACTCGCAAAAGGCGGCGTAGTTGGCCTGCAGGCGCCGGATGCGGCGGTCGCGCTCGGCGGGGGTCTCGGTGAGCACGGAGGCGGTGAGTCCGGTGAAGGACTGGACCTCGCGGCAGTGCTCGTGCCAACGCTCCATGGCGGCGCGTGCCTCGGCAGAAAGAACCGTGGTAGCCATAGGCGCATCAGAGTAAAGAGTTCTTGTTGATGGACTCGGAGAGGAACTTGTCCTGGTAGCGATTGATAGCCTTCATGAGTTCGGGGGTGACCTCAGGGTCGGTGGCCGAACGGTACTGGAGCCATTTGTTGAAGGCCATGAAGACCTCGATGGCGTCGACGACGTTGGCCTGCTTGTCGAGTTTCTGAATGACGGAGGCTAACTTGGCCAGCTTGTCGCCAAGACCGGCGAGCTGGTCGGCGTCGTCGGAGGCGGAGACCTGCTCGATGAGTCGGTCGATGGTGGCCAGGAGCTTGTTGACGAGTTCGGGACGGGTGATGTTGCGTGCCGCACGAGCCTCCTTCCAGCCCTCGGCCGAGGACCACTTGGAGACGGTGACACGAGAGACGCCCACCTTGTCGGCAATCTCTTCCTGCGGCGTGCCGGACATAAATAGGGCGCGCGCGAGTTCTTTTTTGCGTTCTGTTTCAGTCTTGTTCATATCGTGCATATTGACAATGATAGCGCAAAGATGAGCCCCGGAGGGGCGGGACTGCAAAAAAGCGGGCAGGGGCTTCAGAGAAGGGCGCAGGGATTGCACACTTATTTGGAGACGGGGCGGCAGCGGGGGTAACTTTGCGAAAAAATCGGACAGAGCGATGAAACGAGTAGTCATAACGACGGAGGCGGTGAACAGCTACGGCACGAGAGTGCTGACGGCGGGCATCGACTTGGGTCAATACGAGAAGAACCCGGTGCTGCTCTACATGCATCGGCGTGGAGAGGTCATCGGCGTGATGAAGGATCTACGGATCGAGGGGGACCGGCTGACGGGTGAGCCTGACTTCGACGAGGCGAGCGAACTGTCGCGGCGCTGCAAGGCGCAGTGGGAGAAGGGGTCGCTGAAGATGGTGAGCGTCGGGATAGACATCTTGGCGACGAGCGACGCAGCGGAGGATGTGGTCGTGGGCCAGACGACGGCGACGATCACGCGGAGCCGACTGTTTGAGGTGTCGGTGGTGGACATCGGGGCGAACGACGAGGCGATGGTCCTGACACGCGCAGGAAAAGCAATCACGTTGGGCCAAGGCGGGGAGAACCCCCTGCCGGGGCTGACGGAGAAATCAAATAGTAAACTAAACAATCAGAAGACAGCAATGGAACTGAAAGAGGTGGCCCAAATGGTGGGCTTGCCGGAGACGGCAGACGAACAGGCGGTGAAAGCACGCCTGGAGACGATGAAGCAGGCAGAGGCCGAGAAGGAGGCGCTGCTTCAGGAGAAGGAAAAGATGGAGGCTCAGCGCGTGACGGAGCTGGTGGACGGCGCTATCGCAGCGGGGAAAATCTTGGCGACGAGTCGGGAGAGATTCACGCAGTTAGGCGACATCATGGGCAGTCAGCACTTGGCGGAAGCCTTGGAGAGCATCCCGACGCAGCGACCGAGCCTGACGGCACAGCTCAGCCACGAGCAGGCAGGGGCGGCACAGACGAGCGCCTACAAGAGCCTGCACGACGTGCCGGCGGAGGAGCTGATGACGCTCCGCAAGGAGCAGCCCAAGGAGTACGCACGCCTATACAAGGCGGAGTACGGCGTAGAGCTGCCGCAGGACTAAGCGGCAACACGGGCGCTGAAGGCCGAATAGGAAGAAAGGGCTAAAAGGCCCCATAGGACCTAAAGGCCTCCAAAGCCCCTAAAGGCCGAACGGGAGTACGATAGAGAACCCTATAATTTTCACAAAAAAATACGAAAAAAACAATGGCAGGAGTATTAACTGAAGTATGGACGGGCGAACTGGTGAAGAGCCTTCGCTCGGGTCTGGAGGGCTCGTGGCTGGACGGCGTGTCGGACCAAAGCTCGATTGTAAATAACGACGTGATTCACCTGGTGGACGTGGGTGTGGATCCGGAGGTGCTGGTGAACAACACGACCTACCCGATTCCGCTCCAGGCATTGGAGGACAAGGACATCGCCATCAGCCTGGATAAGTTCCAGACGAAGGTGACGCCGGTGACGGACGACGAGCTGTACGCCCTGAGCTACGACAAGATGCAGCGCGTCAAGGAGAGTCACGCGAACGCCCTGAACGACGCGAAGTTTAAGAAGGCGGCTCACGCCCTTTGCGCCAAGGAGAACACGGCGAAGACGCCGGTGTTGCAGACGACGGGCGCGGCTGACGAGACGGGACGCTTGCGCCTCACGATGAGCGACATCGTGGAGCTGAAGCGTGCGTTGGATAAGTTGAAGGTGCCGGCCGAGCAGCGCCGACTGGTGCTCTGTCCGGACCACGTGAACGACCTGTTGCTGACGGATCAGAACTTCCGCGAGCAGTATAACGTGGACCGCACGACGGGCAAGGTGGGCAGCCTCTACGGCTTCGAGGTCTACACGTATGTGGACACACCGGTCTACACGACCGCGGGCAAGAAGAAGGACCTCGGCACGACGGCTGAGACGGGCGAGTTCAACTGCTCGTTTGCCTTCTACGTGCCGCGCATCTTCAAGGCTACCGGCTCGACGAAGATGTACTACAGCGAGGCGTCGACGGACCCGGAGTATCAGCGCAACAAGATCAACTTCCGCCACTACTTCATCGCGATGCCGAAGAAGGAGGACGCGGGCGCTGTGATGATGAGCGGCTACAGCAAGGCCTAAACGTGAGATATGTAGAGGGTGATGGCGGCTCAGAAACTGAAGTACCTGGTGATACACTGTACGGCCACGCCGGCAGGGCGGGAGGTGACGGCGGCGGAGATACGACGCTGGCACACGGCGGCCCCTCCGGCGGGGCGAGGTTGGAAGCAGGTGGGCTATACAGACCTGATTCACCTTGACGGCGGAGTGGAGCGCCTGGTGGACAACAACGAGGACGCGTGGGTGGACCCTTGGGAGGTGACGAACGGGGCGTCGGGCTACAACTCGGTGAGCCGCCACATCGTCTACGCCGGCGGACTGAGCCGGGACGGGAAACGGGCGGAGGACACGCGCACGGAGGCGCAGAAGGCGGCCTTGGCGACGTACGTCCGCAAGTTCCACCGTCAACATCCGGAGGTGAAAATCGTGGGTCACCGGGACCTGCCGGGGGTGAAGAAGGATTGCCCGAGCTTCGACGTGGCCGGGTGGCTGCAGGAGATAGGATTGGACTGAGAGGGGTGAAAAGGCCCAATAGGCCCCATAGGGCTAAAAAGCCTCATAAGCCTCATAAGCTCGATAAGCCGGATAGGCCTAAAAGGCAACGAAAGAGGATATAAAATAGAAGAGATATGGACTGGGGAACATTGCTGAACGTACTGTTAGGCGGCGGATGCCTGACGGGCGTAATCGGGGTCTTGACGCTGCGGTCGACGGTAACGAAGGCCAAGGCGGAGGCAGACGAGGCCCGCGCGGGAGTAGAGAAGGCCCGGGCAGAGGCCGAACGGGTGCGCATCGACAATGTGAACGAGGCGACCAAAATCTTGATGGACAATATTGTTTCACCGTTAAAAGACGAACTGAATGCAACAAGAAAAGAACTGGGGGCGCTCAAACGCGCCGTGGCGAAGCTGCAAAAGGCTGTGGACGCTGCTAACAGCTGTCCTCATAGTGACGGCTGTGTGGTCCTGGAGCGGATGCGCGAGTGTTCGCGGGAAAGCGGGAGCAGTGGCGGCGACGGCGGAGGCACAACAGAGGGTGCGCGACAGCACGGCGGTGCGCACGACGGTACGCACGGAGCAGCGGGAGACGCAGAGGGACACGGTGGTCTTGCGGATTGCCGCGGACAGCCTTAGGCTGCTGCCCGAAGGGGCTATCTACTGGGCGCGGGGCCATCAGACGGAGCTGCGCGTGGGACGCGACACGACGGGGACCCTCGTGGTGACGGCCGAGACGGCAGAGCGTGTGGACCGGAAGACGGAGACCGTCGAGGCGCTGACGCAGATGACAGAGAAAAGCGACAGCACCTCCAGCCGCGAACTCAGGCCTCCCGAGGGGCGGAGACAGAAATCGTCTTTCCGGTGGGCGGACGTTCTTGCAGTGGCCCTGCTCGGGGCGCTTGCGGCCCTGCTCTGGCGGATATTAAAACGGATGTAGCATGAAATTAGAACAACATTAAAAGAGCATTGAAACAATGGCAAACGAGACGACGAAAGAGTATAGTGTCTTGGACGGCACGGACCTCATCTTGAGCTTAGGGGGAAAGGCTTTGGGCTTCTCGACGGGGTGTAAGGTAAGCACCACGGTAGAGACCGGCGAGCGCGTCACGAAGGAGGCGAGCAGCGGCAAGTGGGGCGAGAAGTATGTGAAGAAGTTCTCGGAAGAGATTTCGGCCGACGGCTGCGTCTTGACGAACGGCGACGCGGAGGTCCCGACCTACGACGAGCTGAAGGATCTGATGCTGGCCGGCAAGGCCATCACGGCGACGTACGCACTGCGCGACGGCTCGAAACGTACGGGTAAGTCGGCGGGCGGCTACACGGGGCAGTACCTCATCACGAGCTTAGACCTGGACGGCCAGGCGGGCGACGACGCGAAGTACAGCCTCAAGTTGGAGAACGTAGGCGCCGTGACGAAGGTGGGTAACGGCCTGAACGAGACGACGGCCACCACGGAGGAGCAGTCTTAACCATCTTCGCCAAGAGACGATAAGCGTTAGATAAGCTATGGGAAAGGTGAAGATATGCGGACGGGAGTACCCCTTCCGCATGACGATGGGGGCGCTGATGCGCTTCAAACGAGAGACGGGGAAGGACGTGAGCCGTATGGACGCGTCGGACCTGACGGAGAACTTGATATTGATCTGGTGCTGCATCCTGAGCGCGTGTGTGGTAGACAACGTAGCGTTTGAGCTATCGGCGCAGGAATTAGCGGACAGACTGGAGCCACAGGACGTGGCGAAGCTGGTCGAAGAGCTATCGGCGGGAACAGGCGAAAAAAAAACGACGGACGCGGGGACGAGTCCGGCGACATCGAACAGCTGATGGGGCTGGCGACGGGGTGTGTGGGGATGAGTCTACGGGACTTTGAACGATGCACCCCGTCGGAATTTCAGAGGGTGTGGGAGGCGTGGCAGGACCGGGAACAGCGACGGGAACGGACGAGCTGGGAGCAGACGCGCCTGCTGTGCACGACGCTGTTGCAACCGTATTCGAAGAAGGCGCTGCGACCGCGAGACGTAATGACCTTCCCGTGGGACACGGAGGAGGCCTCCCCGGAGGAGACGCCGGCAGCGCCGGAGAAGCCCACGCGAGAGGAGGAGATGGAACGGTATCGGCAGGCTATTAGGCGGGCGGGGCTAAAGTGAGAGCCCGACTATGGGAAGAGGCAGACGGCTATCAGTAGATAAAGGAAGAGGCCTATCGACGCGCCGACAGACTTGGCAGCTGAGAGGTGGAAGACGCGGTGCAGCACAAGGGCTATGGACGCAAAGGCCAGAAAGACCAAGAAGAGCAGGAAGACTATGCCCGCCAGCCAGCAGAGCCACTCGAAGGCAGCAGCATGGCCCGGCAGGAAGTCCGGAATGAGGACCATTTTAAGGTATTCCCTGACGATAGAAAACATACAGCCTTTAGGATTCCTTTATGAATCACGGGGCTAAGATACAGAAAAGCAAGACACAATGGCATCAAATACGGTCAAATTAACAATCAAAGTTTCGGACGAAGGCGGTTTCAAGCAATTGGAAGTCGATTCGGAATCGCTACGCGAAGCTATCAAGCAGGTCAAGGAGGAGGCGGACGAGTTGAACCGCAGCGTCGTGAACTGGTCGCAGGCAGCGCAGGCCTTCGACACGATGAACCGTGCCGTAGACCAACTGAACGGAATGTTCGGCGAACTGACGGCCGCCTACCGCACGCAGATAACGGCGGAGAGCAGGCTGAAGCAGGTGATGCAAAATACGATGGGGGCAACGGACGCTGACGTGGAGGCCATCAAGCGGCTGTGCGCTGCGCAGCAGGAGTTGGGCGTGGTCGGCGACGAAGTGCAGTTAGCCGGCGCGCAAGAGTTGGCTACTTATCTTGAGGAGCGCTCAAGTCTGGAGCAGTTGATACCAGTCATGAACGACATGGTGGCCCAGCAGTACGGCATGGAGGCGAGCGGCGAGAGCGCGGCCCAGATAGCTACGATGCTCGGTAAGGTGATGCAGGGACAGACCGCAGCGCTGAGCCGCTATGGGTACTCGTTCACCGAGGTGCAGGAGAAAATATTGAAGACGGGCACAGAGGCGGAACGGGCGGCCGTGCTGATGGAGGTCGTGGAGGAGTCGGTGGGCGGCGTGAACGCAGCCTTAGCACAGACGGACAGCGGCCAATTGAAACAGTTAGAAAACTCTATCGGCGACGTCAAGGAGACGATAGGCGGACTGGTGCAGCCACTGGCTCAAACGATGACGAAACTGTCGGAGATAGGCCGAGCAGCCGGAGGTGTCGGGCAGCTGGCATCGAGCTTTAAGGCGGTATGGAATCAGGTGGGACCATTCTTGAAAAGCCTGTCGCGACTGACGCTACAGGAGAGCCAAGAAGCCGCAGCGGCACGCTCTGCCGCTCAGGCTCATCGAACGCAGGCCGCAGCGCAAGGCGTGGCCACTGCAAGCACCAAAGCGTTGACTGCATCGACGATAGCGCTTCAAGCTGCGCTGACGATGGGCGTGGCGTTGGCCGTCACGGCGGTCGTGGCGCTGTTTTCCCGGCTGGGCGACAAGGCTGACGAAGCCGCCGAGCGGGTAGACGTGCTGAAGGAAGCAAACGAAACCTATGCCCACACGGCCGCCGAGGTTAAAACGAAGATTGACCAGGAAGTGGCCGCACTGCAGTCACTCATCGAGGCACAAGGCAACGACAAGGCAAAAGTCGAGGAACTGAACAGAACCTACGGCACGGCCTTCGGCGTACATCGGACGGCGGCAGAATGGTACGACACGCTGACGAGCAAAAGCAAGACCTACTGTATGCAGTTGGGGTACGAGGCGCAGGCTCGAACCTTGGCGGCGCAAATCGCCCAGAAGGAAATCGAACTGGAACAGGGACGTCAGCGCGCCGACGAGATGCGCCAAAACGGAACGGCCACGCAGACGGAGAAGCAACTGACGACACAGTATAACGCTGCGGGGCAAAAGGTGCTGAAGCGCGTGGACGTGGAGGTAGATACAGAGGCCTTCGCTCAGCTCAAACAGGAGAACGCCCAACTCAGCGCGGAGCTCCAGCAGCTAAACAGACAGCTGGACCTCTGTACAAGCAAGGCGGCGGAGGCGCAAGCGCAAATGGCTGCGGCAGCCGGCAACACGGACGCGACGATAGGCTGGGAGACGATGGGCTATACTGAACTCGGAGAGGCCATTAAGACGCAGCAGAAACGGGTGGAG